CCTCCAGATCATAACCTGATCTGGAGGCCCTCTCGGCTGTTAGGAGGTTATCCTGCAGCCGGCGTCTTTTCCCGCCTCGCAAGAGGTAGGTTGACCTTAGAGTAGCTAACTATGGTTCCCGTAAGGGAAGGCGCGGGTGGGGGTAGCTCCCTCATTCCCACTGGGGCAAGCGCCCTTAATTGCCGTCACAAGGAGAATGGCAAGTGTTCGACCTGCTGTTCAAATTGTGCCTGCGACTGAAGTCGCAGAGTTCGGCGATCGGTGAGAGTCTGCGTACACGGTCCTCGTGGCCGCCCCTGGAAGAAGGGGGTGTACCTGGCTCAGAGTACCACTTACCTCTGGATAGCTCGCCGTACGGAAGAGATTTCCGTGCAGGCAAGTATGTCCGCCCGTCCTTCGGGGCAGGTGTTGAGGGTGGTACAAGCGACGTATCAGGCAGCCGGGAGGCTGCTAATGACCTATCATGGGTCGATACGATCGGCAGTCAGACATGACTGCCGGTTCCTGGGATGGGAGTGTTTCTGGGGCTTCTGTGCGCATCATAGACGTTAAAGTCTGGAATGGCGGCGATAGACCCAAGACCCCGTACACGAAACCGCAACCCTATTTCATCTTTCGAGATGGGAAAAAGTATCGGATTTCGCCTCGGGGCTCCCGACCACGTCCGCCAAAGCGCGCCATGGATGAGCCTCATAACTATGAGGTTACCCGTTATACGGGCCATGACGAGCGAGTCTCCTATACTAACAACAATGGAGACCCTGGGACATACTGGGCAGGTGACTTTACAAATTACTTGCACAGTGATGGAACCAGCGCGGACGTCGAGCAGCTCGGCTCGAATGCTCTAGCCGGTGCTACCGCGAAGCTTCGTGAGAAGATCTTCGGGTCCGACTTTAATTTGTCGGTCTTTCTAGGAGAGGGTCATCAGACTCTCGATTTGATTACTGGATCTGCTACTAGGATTTATAAATCCTTACGCAGTCTCCGGAAAGGTGACCTTGGCGATGCCACACGTCACCTGCTTGCTGGCACCGAACGTGCTAGTAAGCTCAAATCGTCGTATCCTAAGCTCAAAAAGCTTGATGCGAAGTCCTTTTCGTCCAACTGGCTCGAGCTCCAGTATGGATGGCTGCCCTTATTAAAGGATGCAGAAGCAGGAGCCCAATCTCTTGCGAATTTGGTCGAGGTCCCGTACCGTAAGAAGTACCAGGCCTCGGTGGTGAGGAATCTCCTAACCCCTAAAACGGGTGGAGGCTCCGCGCCGCTCGATGCTCGCTACCACTGGAGTGTCGTATCCAATGAGAGGCTCAAGGTCACGGTTTTCGTGACGGAAGCACCCTCAACTGCTGCGGCCCTTGGGCTGCTGAATCCAGAGAACGTGGCCTGGGAGTTAATGCCCTGGTCATTTGTGGTCGATTGGTTTATTCCGATCGGCCAGTACCTGGATGCTCGTGCAGTTAGCTCTTGTGTGACTGGAACGTGGGTGGTCAGCCACCTGTTGAAGGCTTTCCGGGGCGGTATTACCGGGAAGCTTCCTTCGGGGAACTACTATCACAAGTACAATCACTTTGTGCGCCAAGTAAGCGCATTCGCCCCTCCTCTTCCCTTACCTGAGTTTAAGGGATTAGCGAAGTCTGCCTCTTGGCAGCACTGCGCAAACGCCATTGCTCTGCTTACCCTGCAGAAAAATGTCGGTTCGAAGGGGTTTTAACCGCATTATCGGTCGCTTTATGCACGACCACTTTTGTAACAATTGCCGGTATTCCGGCCAGAGCTACTGTTATGTCACAGCAAGCCAACATCACCGTCTTCGACGGTGCAGGGACCCCGGTCTCGCACACTTTGGTGGGCGAGTCCATCGAGCGTCAGCCCGATGGCACGATCGTGGCGAAGTGGAAGGAATCCCTCGCGGGAGTCCCCGACTACGCCCAAGTTCGTGTCACCATGACGAAGCGCAAGCTTCCGAGCGGTGTTTTCCGGGTCTCATCGCGCGCGGAAGTTCCAGTGATGGAAGCCATCAACGCGCAAAACTCGTCCGGTTATACTGCAGCTCCGAAAGTTGCGTATACCGACACCGTGGAAACGGTGGGGTACTTCCACGAGCGTGGCATTGTCACGGGTCGGCGTCTTGCACGCCAGCTCGCTGTCAATGTCATGGGGTCCATCTCGACCAGCGTGGCACCCGTCACGACTGGCCCGGCGCCCGAGCTGTTCGATCAGCTCATCGCCGTTACCTGAATCCCGAAGGGGTTCCAGGTAGAGTGGTTCCCGGGTCACTTCATGGTGGCCCTATCGCTCCCTGATCGGGTCTCACGACCTGGTCATCCAACCTTCTATACTCTTATGGAGCAAACATGCGAAAATTATCGCACTGGCTGGAGGAATTGTCCCCGAGTGAGTCTGTTGACCTTTATCGGGAACTAGCACTCTCACACGCCCGGGAGGGCGGTGCTATCGGAGGGCGGATCGCAGCGTTAATAAGCGGCGACCGTGAGCGACCTTCGGGTCGTCTCCGAGAACTCTGTGAGTTCGAGTTCAACTATGCTGAGGAATCCTTGACGGCTGGACATGTTTATCATGCCCGTCAGGCGCTCGCATTCTTTCAGAAGGTCCGTGACCTAGACATAGGCATAGACCGAGAGAAGGTAGCACTTGGCAAGTTTCTCGAAGCCGAAGAGCTTTGTAAGTCGACTAACGACATCTTTCGGAAAGCGCGACGTGGTGAGTTTTGCTTCTCACCACGCGTCGAAGGCGTGTTTCATGCCGCTCGACGGAAAATTTCGCGAATACTGGGAGATGTTCCTCGCTTTGAGGATTTGGACTTACACTTCGGCCCTGGTGCCACGCGTGCAACCAGACGAAAGGACGCGTCTACTCGCCGCAAACTAGCGGAGGCGTGTCAGTGTAGCGAAGAGCTCTTCGGGAGTGTTCCATACATTCTCGAGGAGTTGCCCCATCTCGTTGAAATCCACTCGATCCAGGATAGGATCGATGAAGATGGATTCGAGTGGAGCCGAGTGCCGGTAGAGGTTACACCGGCTAAACTCAGCTTCGTCCCGAAGAACGCAAAGTCACTCAGGTCAATTTGCACCGAGCCCGGTTTGAACACCCTTGTTCAACTCGGGATTGGGGCTCATATGGCCCGTCGACTTGCGGCGTTCGGTATTGACATACGCGACCAGACGCTTAATCAGCGCCGGGCTTGCGAAGGGTCATTAACGGGGGAATTAGCGACCCTCGACCTGTCGTCCGCGTCGGATACGATCTCTTCAGAACTCGTGTTCGACTTACTTCCCTTGGATTGGGCGTCGTTCTTAAACAGAGCGCGTTCGAAGAAGGTCGTTTTGCCGAATGGCAAGGTGATCAGCCAGGAGAAGTTTTCGTCAATGGGGAACGGGTTTACCTTTCCCCTGGAGACTCTTATTTTCTGGAGTCTGGCTGCTTCTTGTTGCGAAAGTGACTCGGAGGCTACAGCCTACGGTGATGACCTCATCGTGCCTACCAAAGCTTACAGTCTGCTTGTTGAAGCGCTGTCGGCTGCGGGGTTCGTTGTGAACCTGACGAAGTCGTACCACAGTGGCCCCTTCCGGGAGTCATGTGGGAAGGACTACTTTTCGGGAACCGATGTCCGGCCCATCTACATGAAGGGATGGGTGACAGGGCAAAGCCTCTTCGTCTTGCATAACTTTTATGCACGGCGAGGGGATGTGGAGAGAGCGGAAAGAGTGAAGTCTTACATTCACCCTGCGCTCCACATCCATGGCCCGGACGGCTACGGTGATGGGCACCTTATCGGAGAACATCCGAAACGGCGCCCGGACCGCTATGTCGCCCGAGGCTATAGTGGCTACTTCTTCGACACGTTCGTGACCCGGTCCACCAAGGACTTGGTCGCCCTCGGTAGAGGGGAATATGTCGTCGCGTTGTACTCTATCTATCGCCGGTCTGGCGGAGACGAGTACCTACCACTAGACCCTAGCGGTTCAGTTGGTGGAACTCCTTTCTTCGAGCTTTATCATGCTCGAGGTAAGGGAGAGATGCGTGCCGCTCCACTACCTTTGCCAGTAGGCAAAGATGGGGAGAAACACTTACCCCTCCCAGGGGTGAGTGGGTATAAGAAGATAACGGTATACACACTCCGGGGCTAATCACCCCAAGCTCAGTTGTCTTAACTGAGAGCGAAAGCTGGAGAGGCCATATTAGCCTTATAAAAGAG